AATTACACGAAAAACTTAATCCTCTGTTTGAGGACGCTTTGAAAGAACGTGATGCAATAGAGGATAAAGACTCTAAGGAATACGAACTTGCAAGCGAAAAGGTAAACGGAATATACAACGAACTGTATCCGGACACTTGCTATTTTCGTGACTCATATAACCCATCTAGTGTTATGTGGGCTTTAGACCTGTCATGGTGGACTGACGTGATACCTATGCTTGATGACGAGGGCAACCTTTCATCAGAAAAGGCAGAGGAATTAGTCAGCATGATCGAAGATCGAGAAATTGAACTTAGATCAGATCAAGAACCACTAGGCGAAGATTACTTTCAAGAAAGAAAAGAGGCTTTGCTTAAATTCTTGCGACAATCCGTAGATAGCGGAGAGCCTATAGAGTGTTCGCTTTGAACACCAACACTACCCGTATGTTGTTTAAACGATGTACGGGTAAGTGTTCCACGTGAAACAAACACATAGACAACGCACTTGATTAACATGATGTTGTCATGTATGATCTCATTTCAAACCAACAAATAAAACGAGGACAACATGAATATAGAATTTGAAGAAAGAAATATAGAATTTGAAAAAAGATATATGGAATTTACAAACGGAGAACACGTTGTATGGGATAAGCACGAAAGTCTTGGTTTATTCCTTAGCAAAGTGTATTTAGTAGATGATGGTAAAGCAGAGTATGCTTTCACAGAAGAAGATTGGGATTTGGCTTGGTGCTTGTTTATTGACGTGTATCAACATGCATTGAGCATAAGCGAATACAAACAATACCTAGAACGTTTTATGTATGACCATTGGGATATGCGGTCAATGCTTAACGCTGTTAAGTACCACCATGCCAAAGATGCAGAAAAGCTGAAGGAACTTTGGGCTGAAGATGAAGTGACTGTCTATCGTGGCGGACATGATAAAGATGGTTTAAACATTTCATGGACGCTTGACAAAGATCGAGCAAAATGGTTTGCCACTAGGTTTTGGTTTCCGGAACACATGAGAGGCGAGGATTACAGGGGTATGCCTGTACTGCACACAGGGAAAATACGTGGCAGATATATTGCCTTGTATCTAAATACAAGAGAAGAAGAAGAATGTATAATCCCTCAACCCGAAAATTTTGTTGATGATTTAGAAACACAAGTGCTGACAGAGCATGTAGAGGAAAAAACAGAACATTTTAAAGATAAGAAATGGTACACAGATGCCTAGACGCAACCAAAAACCATACTGGCTAGATACTGCGCTGATGTTAAGACGTAGCGGATATACCTTAAAAAAAATATCAGAACGCTTGAACGTACCCATATCAACTGTGCGGTATCAGCTATCTATCAATCTTAATCCGGAACAATATGATAAATATTGTGTAGAACCTAGCACACCGGAAGGAAGAATAAGAACCAAAAAGATTTTAGACCTAAATAAAGAAGGGTTTAATGGAAACCAAATTGCACAACTTGTTGGCGTATCACGCCAATACGTGTATAAACTTTTGCGATTGAAGAAAGAGCAAGAGAATCAACGCCTTGAGTACGTAGTAAACAAAACTTTACTAGAGAAAAAGGGAAAAACAACCAACTAAACAAAGGTGATAAGATGTTTAAACAGTTCAAGAACATGAAGTTCAAACCACTAACAACTTTCTACAACTGGTTATTTGTTGTGGAAAAAGATGTTAAGAGTAAACGCGCAACACGCAAACCTGTACCCACAACTAAGAAAAAAATGGCGGGCGCACAGGCGGGCGCACAAGCCAAAAAGGTGAAACAAAAGCATGATAGTAGTACCCCTAATATAAATACAGCTATGGATAGTGGAAGTACAACTACTTTTAAGAACGCTATCCTTAGAGGTGGCTCGACTAAAGAAGTAAAAATTAAACGTGCTAGGGATAAAAGCGGAAGGTATAAGGGTGATGATAAGTCAACACCAGACATCAACGAGGCATGGGTAGGTGGAAAAAGACCAAAACCAAAGGGAAGAATCTTACCCAAGAACGTGAAGGATATAAAATCCCCAAGAAAAAAGAAGTAATCTAATCGGGCAACCATCCATCTGCATCATCTGTAGATGGATAACCCCATGATTTGTTATATCTGCCACTAATATAGTCATATTCAAGGTCAACGACACCAATCTGTCCGGACTGCTTAAAACGCATTTTCTTTGTGTGTATGCGTACATCGCTACTTCCTTTCGTAAAGTCTCTTTCCACAATCAATATAACATCTGCCTTATTCGCAAAATTTGCACTACCGGCAATATCATAAGGCTCAACCATTGGAAAAGAACCATCATGCGATCTTCTCATTTTTGCCGGATGCGCTACGAAGAAAATATGTACAGAGTAAGTCTGTGCAAACCTTTTTAGTTTTGACATCATCTGTGAGACATATTCTGTCTCAGTCATTCCGCTAGGTCTTTGATGGTCAAATTCATTATATGGGTCTAATATGACCGCATTTACACCATAACGTAGTACGCTTGAGATCAATGCCTGTATGCACCAGTCAATAGTAGGTGATTCATCTTCTGCGCGAACAAAGAAGAAGTGTTGCGCAATCCAATCATAAGCATCTAGTAATTCTTCTTCTTCCATCTGCTTAGCCCAAGTGTCCTTCCTTGCCGGCTTCCCAACATATTTCTCTGATAGCTTGTTTAAATGCTCTGATACAGGGTTCTCGAAGCTACACATCGCAAACTTATAATCGTGTTCTTTTGCCATATTAACCGCTATAGCGTCTATAAATTCTGACTTTCCACAATTTGGCACTCCGCTAACAATAGTCACTTCTGATGGGCGCACCTTAAATATTTCGTCCATGCCTTCAATTCCTGTCGTCAATCCTGTCCTCAAGCCACCTCTAAATAACTGCAAACCTTCTTCCATAAAGGCATTTGCAGTATATAAAGACTTTATTGGATAAGGTTCTGCGCTTTCATAGCATTGTTTAAGAGAATCCTTTGAATCCATCCAAACTTCATTTGCATCCTTAAATTCTTCCGGATAAACAATAATAAAGCATCTTTCTCTGCCCACGCGCCTAGCAATTTCCTCTCTGCATTGTATTCCGGCATCATCTGAATCAAGAGCAAGGTATATTTTCTTGTACTTCTCTATATCAAAAGTAGATAGCCATTCCATTTTCCTATCACTTGCGCCATCGGGAATAGAAATTACGTTCTCCGTGATTCCATCGCATATCTTCCAAGTAATCGCATCCATTTCTCCTTCGCAGATCAACAACGCCTCTTGTTCATCGTTTAAACAGTCTGACAAATACGGAACTCTCTCGCAATCTGGCAACTGTGCGTAGTTTTTATCTGCGCTTCTGAACTTTATATTACATGGAACTCCCTCGCTGTCCTTATAAACAAAGGCTATACAGTCCTGTCTTTTACCGCCAACATAGTGCGAAGCAATACCAACACCATATTTTTCCGCAGTTTCCATGCCAATTCCTCGCTGTTCAAAAAATCCCTCTCCCCAAGTACCTTTAAGGCTCTTTGTGTTGGGAATTTTAGGGGGTTTTTTGGGCGCAGTTTTTCTAATTGTTGGTGGGCGTTGCAAACTTTCTTTCCATGCGTTGCCTTCCCATTGACAATGATGACATCGCCATCTTGCGCCTTCTGAGTCAATATTTACACTTAAACAGGGGTCACGACTGTTTTTTCTGTTGGGTGAACATTGAGGACATACGCTTTTGTGTTGTCCTTCGTCATAGTTTCTTAAATTTATTCCCTGTTCTTGAAGTTTTTGGTAAACAGGCTTTGTTATTTCTACTGCTTGCATTATGGCATCCTCTTGAATACTGGATTGCCAACTGAATCTATTTTTCTTCCGCTTTCATCCGTTTTGTTTTGTTCCGCAAACTTTGCATCAACTTTTACTAAGTAATTTACTGTCGATATGAACCATTTTGATCTTGCTTTGCTGTCTGCTTCCTGTGTTAGCCAAGTATCTCTAGCCATAAGGACTGCTTCAAGGTTGGGTATATTTTTAAAAGTCTTTCGCCAATTTTCTAAATCCTTTTTAGATAGCTTTATTACTTTTCCCTCGTAAGCGTAATTCTTTACTAATTTCATATATATCTCCTTTTTTGTTGTTTCAACTTAATGCTTTAATCCTATATGCTTTTCGTTGAGATCAGAAGTTTACGCATAGGCAAACTTCCCACAAAATGTGGGTGTTTACCTTATGCAACATGCTCTCCGAATCAATCGTCAGTCATCCGCATTGTGTTGGTGCGTAACCACACAATTTAACTGCTACTTTCTTAAAATGTACGCTTTAAGGTGGATAGCGTTCAGTCTTTAGGCATCGCTTTTGGCTTTATCCACTTCCCAATCTAACCATTAAAATAACAAGCCGACTCGTCTTACCCGAAAACTTGTTAAGTTTTCCTATTTATACTACAATCAATATTGGAAAGTCAAATACCTCGTATTTTGATACTCCTATTTGTTGGAAGGGAGAGGGAACAGGTATTTCTAAAAAAATACAACCTAATGATTTTTTAGAATAGCATTTAATCTAAACATAAATATCTGTTCCTAAACCCGATTCATTCCAATCTGTTATTTCCCTAACAAAAACCTCGACTCTTGGATTGTTTTTGTCCAAAAACTTCTCTAGGAACAAACGTTTAAACTGTCTATCGTTCTTATACCAAATGCCCTCTAAAGCATCTAAAACCAAAGAAGCATCTAAATCCGGTCTCCTACTGCTGTAATAGATTTTAATGTGCGCTTCTAGGTCTTTCTCAAGAAGCGGTGTTATTTTTTTTGCCTGTGCCTGTATGTCCTTAACGAAAGTTAATGCCTTAGATGATTTTATGAATCTTGGTTTGCCCTTTACTGAAACTAAGCGTCTTGAATTGGCTTTGGAGACACATTCTCCTTGAAATTGTTGGCTGTATGTTTTAGGCATTTTTTATGGGAAATTTTATATACATATAAAGTTTTGTTAATTTATTTGACAATACATATTAACATATATATATTATTAAAACATCGAGGATTTGTAAGTATGAAATATTCTAATGACACTAATTTACCAGAAGTGTTCGCAAAAGCAGTTATGCGCGACACTTATACACGTGGTAAGGCAGACATATCAGCTACTGGTTTACTAAAACCACCTCGTCAATCCTTCCTTGAGTATCAACACGATGACGAAATCGTTGTTGATGTTTCAAAACAAGTGTGGTCTTTGTTTGGAAGGGCGTGTCATAACATTTTAGAAAGTGGCACAACGAAAGGTTATATAGTAGAACAGCGTTTCTTTGCCGACTCATGTGGTTGGACTGTTAG